GATCCATAATATCTTTAACTGTTGTACCAAAACTTTCAGCAATAGACGTTAAAGTATCACCTGCTTGGATAAGATAAGAACTAGCTTCTGCTGCTTCTAATGCTTTTTCTCTATCAATATCTTCTTGTGTTGATTCAGTAAAAAAACCAGGTTCTAAATTATTTGTGTTTATGTCTTTTCTTTTAGTTTTATTTAAAGGATCACCTGTAAAGCCAGAACTTTCTCCACCAGTGTCAATTATTCCATCAGAATCATCACTTCCACCTTGCCATTCTTTAATCTTCTTAATTGCTTCGTCCTCCACTTTTATTAAATAATCATTGATTTCATTTGCAGTTCTTGTATCAAATACACCGTCACCATTATCATCTGTAAACAATAACCATGTTTTAAAGTCTCTATTTAATTCTCTTTCTAAGTCCAACATAAAAGGTGTAGGGTCTTCGCCTTTTTCATAGTATACCCATGCTTGTTGTAAAGAATCGTAAGAAGGGTTTATTTGTTTTCTTAGTCTTTGTATGATTGTATTCAATTCTGCCTGACTACCTTCTGTCTGACCTTTTCTACTGGACTCTATCTGACTAACAATTTTAGTTTTTATCTTATCTTCTTCGTCTGTAAGTGGTCCTAAAGAATTTAATAAAATTCCTAATTGTTTAGTTGCTTCTACAGGTCTTCCTATATATGTACCTTCAGTAAGTGTAAAAGAAAAATCTTTTAACTTTGATATTCTTTGTGGTTGAAAAATATCAATCTTTTCATCAATCCAATCTACACTTACACCATATTTAGATCCAAATGCCCTTAGTCTTTGAATAGTGTTGTAAGGTAAATTATCTGGAATACCATCCTTATTAAGATCTTCTTTCGGTCCTAGTTCTTTTATAAGTTGTAGCAAACCAATTTCTGCTTCTTCCTGTTTATTCTTATTATTTATTTCATCAATCGCATCTTTATCTTTTATATGTTTAATTGTTTGTTTGTGCATTTCTGATAGAAACTTAGGATGTGTTTCAAATATGCTTGCTCCATTAGGACCATATTTAATACCTCTCATCATTTCTAAAACATTATTAGATCCATCCATACCATCAAGTGTATAAGCTTCATCTCTTAAACTAAGTGAATAATTTAATAAGGAATCAAAAAATTTAGTTTCATTATCTTGAGTAATACCTAATAAAACTTTGTTATCAATAAAAGTATTAATTTTATTTATTGCATTATCTTTATCGCCATCACGATAATTTCCATAAGCACTTGTAATAACTGCAAAAGATTGTTTTTTTAATTTATTAAATTTATAAGTATTATGATTTTTAATATGTTCTGTAACTATTTTTTGTGTAATTTCACTTTGTTTAGGATAGAAATTATCAATTACATAATCTTCTTTTATACCGCTAGTTAGATTTCCAGCTACTGTGCTTGTTTCTAATAAAAAGTCTTGAAACTGTGGTGAATTAACAGGAAAATGTGTTATCGGTACTTGTATCTCTTTATTATCTTCTGTTGTTATTGTATATTTTTTGTTGTTATATAAACCTAAAATTTTATTAGAAAAGTCATCTGATACTAATTGACTTTTAACTTTGTCATATTCATCATCTGCAAAAATACTTCCACCTATTAATTGATTAGCTACTGCATTACCATCACTATTACGAATATCTTTAGTAACATTTTTAAACCCAAGTTTTGATTCTTCTAAAGCTATTTTTGCACCTTTTCTTCTTTCTTCTTCAACTGCCTGTTCCATTCTTGTAGCAACAAATTTTTGCAAGTTAGGATTAATAGTCTTTAAAGCAGATGCAAGTTCTTGTAATCCTGTCTTTGGTTGAACACTAGGGGGTGCTACAAAAGTATCTACAGGACTTGCAGAAGATGTAAAAGCTGTACTTTGAAAACTGTTAGTCATAATGCTGCAAGTTGACCGTAGGTTGATAAGCCCTGAGTGGCTACATTAAGTAAGGTGCTACCTAATGAAGGGATTTGGTTATAAGCTTGGTTAATATTACTTTGTAATTGATTACGTCTGTTATCTCTAGTTGCAATAAGACCTTTAACATCTCTACCATATTGTCGTGTTGCTGATTCCATTGTTTGATTAATAGATTCTCTGAAATTTGCTGCCTGTCTTTCTTGATCAGCAAGCAATACATCTATAGTAAGACCTGCACGTTCTGAAGCAATGATTGCTCCTTTTTGTTGTAAAGCTCTTATATTTGCTGCAAACTTTTCTTGTGATTTTGATGCTTTTGTTTCTTTTAATTTTTCTGCCAAACCATCTTGCATATTTCTAAAGGCATCTTCTGCTGATTGGTTTGCTATCAATGATGATTTATATACTTCATTTGCAGCTTGTCTAGCTGCCTGTTGTTCTAATAAACCAGTAGCAAGGTTAATACCTAGTGAAGCAAGAAAAGGATTGGTTGCAGCACCAAGACCAAATAAACCTCCAGCAGCTGCTGGTGCTGCGTATGAAACTGCTGGTGCTGCTGCAAGTAAACTAGAACCTAATGCAGCAGAACCTAATCCAGTTGCAGCACCAAATCCAAGAGTAGCTGGAATCGCTGAACTAGCTAAAGCTGCTGGTGCAAATGCTGCTGCCGAAGCACCGCCAACACTTGCTAAACCAACACCAGTACCTAAACCTCCAGCAACAGCAGGTGCAGCAAAAACACACATCTAGGCTATCCTCAAAAATTCGTAGAATGGTTTACCTTGGATTCCATACTTTTCGTGATAATTAATAAAGGTAAAACCAAGAGACTTTAACCACTTGATAGCAGAATCATTCTCTGCATATACAAAATTATAAAGTATATCGTAAGATTTCAATAAACTTTCTACCCATTCTCGTCCTTTTCTTATTAGTTGTATTTTATATTTCTTATTTTCAAACAACTTATCAGTAGCAACCATCCATATAACACCACCATGAACAACACCACAAAGTCCTATGGGTTGATCATTATCATCAGCTATAGCCATGTTTACTTTGCTACAGATATAAGTAAATTGAAGGGCTTGTTGTGGTTCTTGTCCTGTTTGATATAAAGCTTCTAACCTATCCACTTCTCTCATGTTGTCAGCCACATATCTAAGATCTTGTAAACTAGCTTTTCTTAAATGTCCCATTAGACTCTCCTACTCCTCATATGGAACATAGCTTCATATTCAGCACTTGATAGTTGAGTAGGCAAGAACGTGTCATTTTTTACATCTATATTAACTCTATCTGCTCTAGACATAATTGGCACTCTAAATGTACCTGTCTCTAAATTAATCTGTCCGATAGAACTAGAAGCTGATCCTAGTAAACGACCTGTAAATTTATGGGTAGATGTATCTCTATTTTCTGGTGTTACTTCCACCTTAAAAAATCCAGAGTCTTCAAACTTAATATAAAAATGATGCAGTTGTAATCGACCACTTATAAATTCACTTCCACTTTGTCCACTACCACCAGCAGTAAGTCTTTGTGAACTAAACCTATAGTGCATTTCGTAAGGCTCACCAATAATAAATTTACTATTTCTAAAATCTCCTGTAGCAGTAATGGTAGATGTAGAACCATTAGATGTATTTGTTGTAGTTAAGACCTGTCCTGGTTTTAGTGTTTTGGTATTACCCTGTGCATCAACAAATGTACTTGTCTCTCCATCAGCAAGGTATCTACCAACCACATTCATGTCTGCTCTTAATCTATAAGGAACTGTAAATGTAGTTAGACCAGTACCAGAGCTATAAGCTGTTGAGACACCTGTAGTTGCTTCTGTAACCTTATGGTCTAGATGAAATTGAAAGTCTGCATTAGCTTCAGTAAAGTCTGTCTCAAAAGGTATCTTCTCCAGTGTTACCTTATTAGCTTCTTCTACTACTGCAAATAAATCAGTACCAATAAAATCTACATTTTTAAAAGATCTGTTGCTATTGATGGTAAAAGTAAACCAACTGTTTAATATTTTTTGACCTTGATTACCATATAACCATCTGTTGATATACAACTTGTTTGTATTATCACTACCTAATAAAACCAATACATCTTGGTTGTTAGATACTGCCATTTTAAAAACATTACTTGGTATCAGTTTTGGTACATGGATAGTAATGTTAGCTGCATCTCTTATTTCATCTCCCTGTGTTATATATTCTCTGATACCTGCAAAAGATCCTTTTTTAGTTAAGAAATAAATAGAAGTACCAGAACCTACAGGTTGTGCATCATCACTACTTTCAAACTCTGTTGCCACTATGACGTTAGCTGTTTTTGGAGTAAGGTTATCTGCTGAACTGGCTAATACAAACTGCGTCTGTTCTGAGAACAAGATCAACTGTTCTCCCATAGTCACTGCGTGTTTAAGAATAGCAACTTTGGTATGAGAAGCAGCTACATCTATCGGTTCACTATCTATAACTGATATAACAGTTTCTGGAAAGAAATTAAAAAACTCAGACACACTAGAAAGAATTACATTATCACCTGCTAAAAATCCAAGTCGGTTTCTGAAGAAAAAGACGTTGTTAATTTTTCTACCAATAAAAGATGGGTTAGGTGCTGATGCTAAATCACCTACGGTTCTTTCTCCCCACTTAGGTAACGTATAGTCAACACTAGATATGGTGTATGTATCACCATCAACCTTTGCAAACCTAAAATTACCATCAGCCTGTCTTACTAAGACATGAGGCATAGTTGCATAATCAAATTTAAAAGTAATACCAGGTGCTATTGTTTCTTCCCACTGCCCTTCTTCAAAAGCACCACCATTATTAGTAACAAATTTAACGTAGTAATTATCAAAGTTACTATCCTCATCTCCCTTAACTTCTACTACATAACCATCAGGTGACACAGTTGGTAGGTCAGTAAACCTTTGTACTGTATCTTTTACTATGGTCATTTTGGTATCACCCTGAGTATCAGTACCATCTATAGAAAAATTAGAATTATCATTTTTTCTGATGTATAAGACAGGACCATTACGAGCAATGGTAAAACCACTTAATGCAGAATCTAAACTGTTTTTTAAATTAGTTGCAACTGTATCTGTGCTTAGTGGGTCATCTCCTGTGGTGTCATCACTAACTGTATTACCATCAACCGTAACTGAATAAGTTGTTTTAGATGTTGCCTGATTTATAAATACTATTGCCTTAGTTCCTGTACCACCACTAGCAGTAGAATCCATTGCTGCTGTAATGCTTGTATTAACAACAAAGGTATAGTCTGCAATAGTTACAGTCTTAATAACGCTTCTAGGGTCTGATGTATTTAGATATGCTGTACCGTCAGGTTTGTTTACAGTCTTTTCATTACCTGCCAAATCATAAACTTTTACATTACCATTGCTGAATATAACTACATACTGTTCTGTTGGATCTCTATTAATAGTTTGTATATGAACATTACCTAAAGAAGAACTGCTTAAAGCAGTTATATATCGCAGACCAGATCTTTTTACTAAACCTATAACTGGATTAGAGTCAGCATTATCTTGTATATCAGCATGATCAGCTTGTTTTGTTGAGTCTGAAGACTGAGATATACCTCTCAATAAAGTTGGTATAGCTCTAGATATAACACCCATAGTTACCTAATTAATGCTCTTGAAGGATTGTAAGTATCGAAGACACTTGTAAGGCTAGGATCACCTCTCAACAGGTTATGATCCGCATTACTAAGGTCTGTTTCCATCAGTATAGCTCTAGCCCTAGTTTCGTCTTGTTGTGTATAAGTCCTAAGACCATCATCACTAACTAATCTATCAACAAAAATACGAGCAGCTTTAATTGTTATATACCTTCTTGCAGGTTCTGGTATTTCTTCAAAGGTTCTAAAATAAACAACTGTACATATTAAATCTTTCGCAAAATCATACTTATTATTTAGTCTGTCATACAGCTTTAAACCACGCTGTATTGCATCAATATCTGTGTGGTGATGAATGTTAGGGTCAACTCTTAAAACGTCTATAGAAAGGGCTACATGATTAGATCCATCTCTTGTAAGAGTGACATCTATCTCTGTATTAAAACTCCACCCCTCTGATTGGACTTCTTTGTTTACTTCTGTAAGAGTTGATTGTGCTAAACGAGCATCTACAGGCAATGTACCTGTAAGACTATTTATAGGTGCTTCTCCTATAGCAGCCAACATAATGTTGATGCTTTCTAGTTCTGTTGTAGCTGCTGTTGTCATTATGCTGTAGCAGTCCTAGCTGCATCTTTAAAGTTTTGTGATGTTGGTCTACCTTTCTCTCCAGGCTTTCTCATCTTTTCACCAGATCCTTTTGCTATTCTTTTACGTTTAGCATGGATGTTGGCATATAAGCCTTTACTTTTTTTTTTAGGTTTCTTGATTTTTAAAGAATCTCTACCGTAATGACTTGGCATAATTTACCTCAAAGAAAAAAGAAGGAGTACCCATTGCTGAGTACCCTTCTGTATGTAGTTAAGAAGCAGATAGCTTGATTGTAGCTGCACATTCTGGTCTTAGGATTCCATGACCTAGAGCATACTTAGCAACCATCAAAGTACCTTGATACATGATTCCATAATCAGAACCAGATATCTCAGTTGTCATGTCCATAAGTTTCACAGTACCAACTGCTGACTTGTGGAATACAAGACCGATAGTTTTGCTGTCATCACCAATGTAGGTGTTGTTTGATCCAGCTAGTTCGTTAGTGTCTGCTGCACCAGGAGCTTTGTTTGTTTGAGGTACGTTGTTACTCATCATTACAGGAATACCTGCAACCATTTGTACTTTACCTGACGCAAAAGATCCGTTGCCACCTGGGTTAAAGTCAACATCAACTGTTCTTGTAGCAGACTCAGCTAATTTGTAGTACTCAGCAGGTGGTAGTACACAGAAACGATCTGTTGTAGGAATGTCTCTTTCATCAAACGCTTGAGCAATGTCATAAATAGCTGCTGCTATCTCATCACCTGTTACATCTGAAGAAGCTGTATTACCGTTAGCAAGTGTAAGAACTGTACCGCCAGATCCACCAGTAAGTGTGGTTGAAGCTCTAGAAGCATTAGCTATACATTTAGCTACGTTTTGATCGTATCTTTTTGCAAGAGCCTTACCTAACTCAGTTGCATAAATTGACCTTATATCATAATGATTCTTGAGTTCTTCAAGATCAGTTACGAAAGACTGTGCAATTAATAGATCATCAATGCTGATGATTTTTTCATTTGCCAAGATTTGGTTTGCTCCTACGAGAGGAGTGCCTGGTGTGTGATATGCAGCAGTTGCAGCACCTGTAACAGGGAACTGTGCTGATTTACCAGAACTGATTGTACGGACGTTGTGAAGGCTGTCGTTGAAAATGTTATTTTCAGAGAAAGCAGTCAGAACTTCTCCTGAGAAGACCTTAAGAAATAAAGCTTCATAACCAGTACCAGAGTTGTTAACCAAACCTAAGCGTGAGACTGTAGCGTTAGCCATGAGTTTCCTCTTAGATTAATAATTTTACTTTGGAACTTCCTTTAGCCCTTCCGTTCTCTCAGCGTTGTCTGACGCATCAGGCACTTTGATATTGAGAAATGTTTATAGAAGTTATCAAAATGATAACAAAAAATTAATTACAATTCCACTTTCTTAATGCAAGTGCTTTACGAGTAGGTTCACCATTAGGCTTTTTCATTGGTCCTTTTACTCCTCCCATCCTTGCACAAAAAGATTTCTTTCTTGCTTTTTCTGTTTTTGATAGACCTGATTTTTTAGTAACAGGTCTTTTTAAATTACTACCAGTTTTCTTATTAATATACTTTCTACCCTTCTCTGATAAACCACCAGTAGGGTTTTTATGTACCTTCTTTATCTTGAGGCTATCTCTAGACATTACCTAGTAGTAAAGACATCACTACCACCTAAACGCCTTTGCACATCTTCAGTGTAAGTTACATCTTTACCATATCTAGGATCTCTCATAGCAGTTACTACTTCTGCTGTTGACTTGTAAGGTGTAGGTCCGCTTGTTGCAGCCTTGCCTGTTACTAAGTTTGGTTCAACTCCCATAGCGTTACTGTATTGAGAATAAAGTCCTTGTACTGCCAGTTTAATAGATGGAGCGTCACCTGTCTCTGTCAGCTTGTTAAATGCCACTGCATCTTCCTGTGATAAGTTCTGTTCTGCCCAAGCTGTCATCTTGGAATAGTTAGCCTCACCACCCACAGAATCTTTTATACTTTGTATCTGTTGTGAAGGTATATCGGCAGATTGAGCGGAAGCACCTTTCAATCCATCAAGGTATGTATCTATAACTTGTCTGGAGAAACCAGCACCTTCTAGCTTGGTGTAATCATCTTCTGATATCTCACCTGATTCCTGAAAGCGATTTGATATATCTTGTGGATCTATCTTTGCTTCAGTTAATACTTCAGCTAGACCTTCACCATAGTATTCATTGGCATTAAACTCTGGTGTTTCTGTCTTTTCTGTAGCTGTTTCTTCTGTAGCTGTTTCTTCCTGTGATTGTGTACCTAGTTTACCCTCCAGTTCTTTATAACTGGCAGCTAGATCTTCTACAGATTTAAATTTACCTAAGATAAGACCATTCTCATCTGTTTCATTTTTTGCAAGAGTTTGTAAATCTCCTTCAGACATTGGAGGAGTTTCATTTACTGCAACTTGGGCTTCGGGCATAATAGTTTCCTAGTTATTAGTTATTGTATTACCATTTTTGGTTTTGACTATAGTTGGCTTACCAACAACAGGTTCATCATTAACACCTAGTCTGCTTACAACAGCTTTTGATGTATCAGTCTCAGGTTTTGGATTAGGCTTCTTGGTTGGCATTAGTTTCCTCCGCTACTTGTTGGGCTTGAGCATTGTTCTTGGGATCTAATAAAGGAGATCCAAGAGCAGCAGGTCCGAGATGTTGGATAAGTTGCTGCTGTTGCATAGCTTGCATCTCAGCCTGTATCTCTTCCTGTGTCTTCACTAGGTTAGCAGTATCAATACCAATAGAGTTTGCTAGTCGTTTTATTGCTTCATCTACATTCATGTACTGACGCATTATGTCTGGACCTAAAGCTTGACTTACCGTTCCAATAAATTCAATAAGCTTATTACGATCATTACCTCTACCAAGACCTTGTACACCTGTAACAATCTTAGGCTTTACCAATTTCTCAGGTAACTTAGGTACTTTGCCAGATCTAACTAACATATGCATCCTACGTCTTAGATAAGGTAACTGAAACTCTTGAGTAAGGATGCTGTAAATACCACCAAGACTGTTTTCTAATTCATTAGCCATCATGGTAACTTCTGCTGCTGTTACTCTTTCAGCATCTCTCTGTACAGACCTAGCCATAAGAAAGGCATACTCTAGTCTTGATTCTATTCTTTGTATTGCAGAAAAAGATACTTGAAAGTCTGCTCCTTTGTTTACCTGCATAACAGATACATCAGCAGCACTACCTTCTCGTATTGCACCGTTAGGAGCTTTAGCTAAAGTAGCTGCTCTGGTTACACCATTAGGATTTACAAGAAATAAAGTTTTAGCTGATGCAGCAGCACCTTCTATAATTGCTTGCACCAAAGCTTCTAAACTAATTAAATCTCCTTTGTACTCACTGACATATCCACGACCATAATCTTCTCCATCTACTCTGACAAACCTGAGAACAATCCAAGGTGTTACGTCTAATTTAGATCTACCATCAGTACCTGGTATCTTTTCTCCTTTACATTCTTGATGCCAATAAAAATTATCATCTAATCGTTTTACACAAGTATATATATCAAGGTCACTATCCATTGATTCAGCATCATAATTCTCTTTTTTTCTAAGCTGTTCAACAAAATCAGATGGCAAGGCTTGAGGATGTACTGATTCTTTAGTAATAATTTCTAATATGTTACCTACTGCATCTCTCTTGCATACAAACTTTGATAATGGGTAAACTTTTAAGCCTTCATCTGTTAAATAAAGAAGAGCATTACCACCAACAACTAAATGCTTTAATGCTTCAAACATTGCAACTCTGTCGTTAGATATTTCTATCTCATTCATCAAAGCTGTTTCTATTGATCTAAGTCCTTTATCTATTTCTGTTTCTAGTCCTTCCTGTCCTTGCTTCAGTAGTTCAAGACTATCAATACTTAGTTTGAAGAAGGCTGTTGATGGAGGTAGCAGACTAAATAATAATTTTGAAGAAAGGGAATTTGTACCTCTGGCTCCCACTGCTTGGAAGGGGGTTTTTGTCTTAGCTCCTC